TGGGAAGCCGAGGACTCGAGCAATGAACGCGGTCATGATCTCGGCGCGCTGACCGTCGACGAACTGGACAATCTGCGCGTCTGCGCCGATCTCGACCAGAACGACCGGGACAACGGCCGTCGCCTGATCATCTGGTACGGCCCTGATCTTGCCTATGTTTCGGGCATGGGCTGGCTCTTGTTCCGGGGCACGCACTGGGAACGCGATGAAGGCGATCTGGCGGTGCGGCTCAAGGCGCAAGACCTGGTGGATTGGATCAAGCGCGAGCTGTGGTTCATCGAACCGACACCGGGCGTCAAGAGCCTGATTGCCTATGCCGACAAGATCGCCCTCAAAAAGCCCGAGGACCGCACGGCGGAAGACCTCGAGGTCTTGAGCAAGGCCACGAAGGCACGCGACCAGCTCGGAAAGAAGCGCAGCGCGCGGCGCACCTTTGCGATTTCATCCGGAAATGCAGGAAAGACCGAAGCCATGATCAAGCAGGCCGCCAGCCGAAAGGCGGTTTCGCCAGAAATTTTGGACGCCAACAAGAGGCTGTTCAACGTCAAGAACGGCACGCTGGCGTTTTCGCGTGTTGATGACGAGGAATCTGACCCCGACGATCCGCGCTATGTCGGTACGTGCGAGCCGCTTGAGCATGATCGGTCGCACATGATCACCAAGACGGCCGACGTCGCGTACGATCCCGATGCCAGGTGCCCGAAATGGGATGCGTTCCTCGAGCAGATGCAGCCCGACGCGGCCATCAGGTTATTCCTGCAGGTGAGCCATGGATTTGCGCTGTTGATCGGCGGGAACGACGCCCAGAAGCTGTTCTACCACTATGGCGGCGGCGCCAACGGTAAATCGGTGTTCATCGAGACCATCGGGCGCTTGGCTGGCCCCTATCGTGCTGTCGTCGATCCGGCCACGATCACGGGCGATAGCCAGCGCGATGGCTCCAAGGCCAATTCCGACGTGGCGCGCCTGGTCTCGACGCGTCTGGCGACGATCGAGGAATTGCCGCGCGACGTTCCGCTCAAGGAAAATCTGATCAAGGCCCTGACCGGCGGCACGCGCATGGTAGCGCGCTTCCTGCAAAAGGAAATCTTCGAGTTCGATCCCGAATTCGTCGCCATCATGAGCGGCAACGACATGCCGACCGTGTCGGGCACCGACTATGGCATCTGGCGCCGCCTGCTGATCATCCATTGGGCGGTGACGATACCGCCCGAGCAACAGCGGCCTTTCGGCGAGATGCTGGCCATGTTCGATGAAGAACGGTCCGGCATCCTCAACTGGCTGATCGAGGGCGTAAAGCGGTACATGGCGCATGGCCTGACGCCCTATATCCCCGTATCGGTGACCCAGTTCACCGACGACTATCGCGAGGAGCGCGACCCGGTGGGCACCTTCGCGGCCGCCTGTGTAATCGCCTCACCCGGCAGCAAGGTGAACGCCGGCGACATGTACGCCGCCTATGAGAGGTGGTGCGGCGCCAACGGCATCAAGCCCTATCAGCAGACCGCCTTCGGCCGGCGTATGAACTCCCTCGGATTCAAGAAGAAGCGCGGAAGCCATGTCGATTATCTCGACGTGGCGCTCGGGGACGTTCCCGACAAGTTCGACCCCCGCACCCCCGGCGATCCCCGGCCGGAACCTCCCCCGCATACGATTCTCTAAGGCGGCAAGCGGCCTTTTGCACCGCTTTTGCCGCCGCCCCGCACCCCCTTCATGGGCAGGCAAGCGGAGTCACGACTGTCACCCGCGCTGGCGCGCGGCGACATGACAGTCGTGACAGTTTTACGATGGTTGAATGCAACCGTCACTTTCCCAATTCAATAGTAAAATCATGCTGTTACGTTGAAATCGTGACAGTTGTGACGGTTCATCTCGCGTATATTAGCTGTGAGGGGGTCCGGGTGGTCATCGGCTATCGCCGGGTTGGTTTCGGTCTCCATGTGCATGGGGAAACGGTCACAACCGTCGCGACTGTCATAACCCCTTGAACCCTCGCTTCTTTCTGTCTCCGACAGTTCATTTCCAACTGTCACAACCCTCATGAGGGGAACGAGAGTGACTAAGCCTAGGGAAAAGGTGGATATCGAGCGGCTGGTGACCTGGGCTTTGCTGGATCAGGGGCTCGGCTGGTCGCAGGGGCAATCCTCCGATGGCGGGTTCATGGCGCTGGGGACGCGCATCGACACGTCCTCGATATCGACACCTTCGATCTCGTTGCAGAGCGATGATGACGCCTTGATTGTCCGTGCCGTTATCGATGGCATGGAGCCCGACGTGGCCGATCTCATCATCAGGCATGGCCGGATCGGTGAAAGGCCGGATTGGTGCGAAGAGGGCGTTGGCGATTATGTCCAGAAGCGTTCGGCCAATGGAAAGCTCGCCTGGATTTATGAGAAGCCCGGGGATCGGCGGTCGGCGAAAACTCCCGTGATGGAGTTCGTGGGCTGGCGCCAAGAGCAGGTCGATTACTTCCGAGCGGGTTATCGACTGTGGTGGTATGGCCTTGAGGCGATGGTGCCGGCGCTCAACGCGGTGATGGAAACGCATGAGGCGACCGGTCCGAAGGCTCTACTGGAGCCTTGGCTTGCGAAAACACCGGTTATCCACACTCCAGATGGGCCGCTGAAACCCAACAAACGCGGGCCCAAGCGTACCGGTCGAGAGTATGTCGAAATTGACGGTCAACTTGTGCGGCGCGTAGGGGGTTGACCGTCACTAGGATTTTGACAATGTTGGGGACAACAGATTAGGACTGATTCCGACCCGCCCGGTGACCGCCGAGGCGGGTTTTTCGTGACCTGTTGGGCGTTAGATCACAGTAAGCGCCTGATAACGCTGCAAATATAGCCAGCGGGTCCTTCCGGGGGTCTGAGTCCCATACGGTGCGTCTGAGCGCATTTGTTTTCTAGTTTCGATCAAAATTGACAGGGTTGACGGCGTTGACGGACGTGGCAGCGGCGGTTGACGCTGGCGGGTCCGCCGACGTGTGGGTGACGCTGGCCGATGCCGCGAAGCATCAGGGCGTGAGCCGCCAGGCGGTGAGCAAGCGGGTTAGCGCGCTTCTGGCCTCGGGCCGGCTGACTGTTAAGTCGGGTGCGCGCGGGACAAAGCTGGTCAACCTTGTCGCGTACCTTCGCGCGGTCAAGGAAGAGACCGATCCCGCGCAGGATCTGCGGAACGGCAAGACCGCCGGCCCTTTGTTTGGCGACGGCGACGAAGACGACGCACCAGACGCGCCGACACCTGCGGCTCAGCGGCCAAGCGGTTACCACGACGCCCGCGCCCAGCGTGAAGCGTTCAACGCCGAAAACGCCCGCCTCGACCTCGAGGAGCGGCGCGGGCACCTGATCGTCAAGGACGATGCCGAGCACAACACGATGACCGCGTTCCGAAAGGTCCGGGATCGGTTCCTGTCGTTGCCGGCGACCCTTGCCGATCGATTGGTCGCCCAACCCGACGCGTCGGCCATGCGCGTGCTGCTCGATAAAGAGATACGGGCGGTTCTGGAGGCTGCGGCCAACGACCTGGACGCGATGGCTGAGGTCGAGGGCGATGACGGATGACCTGCAACGCGAAAGCGAAAGGAGAATGTCCGTCGCCGGCAAGGCGATCTTTCGGTCGGCGGCAGGCGGCATAAGGCCCGACCCGCGCGAGCTGGTTTCGGTCTGGGCAGAAAAGCACCGTATCGTACCGGAGATGGGATCAAGGCCCGGCCCTTGGCGCAACGAGACCGCGCCATATCTGGTCGAGATCATGGATTGCCTCTCGCCGGATCACCCGTGCGAACAGGTGGTCAACATGAAATGCTCGCAGTCCGGCGGTTCGGCGGTTGCCGAAAACTGGATCGGCTTCATCATGCACCGCACGCCGGGTCCGATGATGTACGTGCAGGCCACGGTCAAGGCCGCCAAGGACTGGTATCAGGAAAAGCTGCAGCCGACGATCGAGGCAACGCCTGCGCTCAGTCCGAGGCGAGGCGGGGTTGTCATGCCCCAGAAATCTCGATCGGGCGAGGGGTCCACGTCCGAGCGCATCCGGTTTTTGGGCGGGTTCCTCAATCTTGCCGGCGCGAATTCCGCCGCGAGCCTTCGCCAGCACTCGATCCGCTATATGGTGCGCGACGACCGGTCGGCCTGGACGGACAATGCCGACGGGGAGGGCGATCCCAAGGATCTGTCGGACGCGCGGCTTAAGACCTATCGCATCTTCGGGATGAGCAAGGTCTATGATGTCAGTTCGCCCAAGTTCGAGGGCGCCGATATCGATGCCGATTATCAGCGTTCCGATATGCGGCGCTTCTACATGGCCTGCAAAGCCTGTGGCGACCTGTCCGATATCGTGTTCGAAGACCTCGTTCATAACGATGTGGCTCCTTATCGAACCCATTTCGTTTGCCCGAGCTGCGGGGTCGAGCATTTCGAGCACGACAAGCACGAAATGGCGGCGGCGGGCGCATGGATACCGACGCGTCCCGATCCAGAGACGGGCGAGGTTCCGCCCAAGACCATTGCGGCCGACGAGATCGAAGCCTGGCGCTCGCGCGATACCGGCGTGCACCTGATCGTCGGGTTCGTCATCACCGGTGAAATGTCGGTCTTTGAACGCTGGGACAACCTCGTCGCGCGGTCAAAGGAGGCCGGTGACGATCCTGCCAAATTGCAGCCGTTCCAGAATTCCGACCTGGGACGGCCGTACAAGCCCAAAACCGACGTTCCCGAGTGGGAAACGCTTTCTTCGCGGCGAGAAGGGGATTGGCAGCGCGGAACGGCCCCGGCCGGTGTGCTCTACGTCACTCTGACGGCCGACGTACAGGGAGACGGGATCTATTGGGCTTATCTGGGCTGGGGTCCCAACAAGCAGGTCTGGCATCTCGATGCCGGTTTTTGTGCCGGCCACACCGATGTTGCCTTCGAGGGCGCCTGGCCCAAGCTCGATGCCGTCGCCGATCGCGGCATAGCCTTTGGCGGGCAACGGTTCCGCGTTGCTCCCGATATGATCGGCGTCGACAGCGGCTATAATTCCGAGCCCGTCTATGCCTGGGTCAAGCGGCGTCACAACGCCCTGGCGCTCAAGGGTGAGGACGGCTGGACAAAGCTGCCGATCGCCCGGGCGCAGTCGCCGGAGGTTCGCAAAACCGGACTGTCGGCCGGCAAGGCCAAGAAGTTCGGGATCAAGGTCTGGCTGGTCGGCACCTGGGGCATCAAGGGCGCCTTGATGGTCTATCTGAGCCGAACGGCCAAGGAAGGCGATAGCGGTCTTCCCGTCGGCTTTCAGCACTATCCGGCCGATACCGAGGAAGAGTATTTCCGCCAGTTGGTCTCCGAGTACGTCATCACCGACACGGTGAATGGCAACAAGGTCCGAAAGTGGAAGGCGCGATACGCCAATCACTGGCTCGACTGCAACGTCTATGGCTGGGCGCTCACCCATTTCGCGGGTCTTTGGAACTGGGACGACAGCCAGTGGGAAAAGCGGGCGCGCGAGTTGGCCGAGATGATGGCATCGGCAGAACCCGACCTGTTCGGGCCGTCGATCACCGCCGTCCCGTCGGCGGCGCCGGTTGAGGCCAGCGAGTTGCCGGCGGCCAAGGCCATTGGCGCGAAAAAGAAAGATGATGGGCTCGACGCCCTCGCGAAACTGAATCGATAGGAGACGCCAATGGCGCGGTCCAGGGCCGATATCGAAGGCGAGCTTGCCGAACTCTATGCGGCAAAGCGGAGATACCTGACCGGCGGCATGGTGACCGAGGTCAACCACGCCAGCGGAGGCGTTAAGAAACAGGCCGCGACGCTGGAAGAGATCAATCAGGCGATCATGATGCTGGAGCTTGAATTGTCTCAGATCACTGGTGACCGGTCCAAACTCGGGCCGGTGCGGTTCGGCTTTGGAGATCGTCCATGAACAAGCCTCGGGTGCGCGTCCAGGCCGGTGATGCAACGGGCGCCACGCTGCGCCGCGTAGCTGCCGCGCCGCGCTCCGCCTATACCGCCGCCGATCAGGGACACTCGGCGCTTGGCGGATGGGTTCCTCCCATGCAATCGGCCGATGCCGAGTGGCTGCGTGAGCGCGACGTGTCGGTTGCGCGTATCCGCGACCTCGAGCGCAATGACGGAACGGTTTCGGCTGGGATCGACCGGCAGGTCGACATGCTTGTCGGTTCCGCGCTGCGCCTGAATTCTAAGCCGGATCATGAGGCGCTGGGGATTTCGTCGGACGCGGCGCATGGTCTGGGAAAGGCCATCCAGTCGGTTTGGCGGGGCTGGGCCGACGATCCGATCTTTCGTTGCGATGCGGAGCGCCAGTTGAACTTCAATGGCCTGGCGGGCATGGCGGCGCGAGAATTCGTTGGGGTCGGCGAGGGGGTTTCAGTCTTGCGTTTCCGCGAGATGGCAGGATGGCAATATCGGACGGCCGTTCATATGGTCGATCCCGATAGGCTTTCCAATCCCGAAGGTCACCCAGACACCGAATTCCTGCGCAAGGGTGTGGCAAAGGACGAGGATGGCGCTCCAATCGGATATCACATTCGACGAGCGCACCCGGCGGACGTATTCGGTCTGGCGACTGATCCTTTGACCTGGGACTATTTCGAACGCTGGCACGAAACCGAAAACGGCTGGCAGCGGCCAGGAGTAGTGCATTTCTACGACAAGAAACGTCCGGGCCAGTCTCGCGGCGTTTCGCGCCTGGTGGCCAATCTCGTTAAAACCCGGATGCTGCACAGGTATTCGGAGAACGAAGTCCGGGCGGCGGCGATCAACGGGTCGATCATCGGCGCCATCTACACCCAGCTCGGGGCCGAGTATGCGGCCGAGCGGCTTGGAACCGACGGGGAAACCAATACCGACTGGTCCCAGTTCAACACCCAGCGCGGCGCATTCTACGCGGATCGATCGATCATGAATGATGCGCGATTGCTCACATTGTTCCCGACCGACCGCCTGGACCTCAATACCCAGCCGCGCCAAACCGCAGGCTATCCCGCGTTCGCGCGTTCCTTCCTGCAATCGTTCGCAGCCTCGCTCGGTATCAGTTACGAGCAGCTTTCCATGGATTGGAGCCAGACGAACTATTCGTCGGCTCGTGCAGCCCTCAACGAGGTCTGGCGGGGCATCCAGCGCCTTCGTTCGGTATTGATCAGCCAGTTTGCATTGCCGGTCTTTGCCGCCGTCCTCGAGGATGCGCTGGACAACGATTTGATCGAAATCCCGCGCGGGTGTGCCGACTTCTACGATCGCCCGGCCGCATGGCTGCGGGCCGAGTGGATCGGGCCGGGACGCGGCTATATCGATCCGGTCAAGGAAGCCCAGGCCAGCTCGGAGCGGATCAAGGGCAGGACTTCGACGCTTGAGCGCGAAGCGGCCGAACAGGGGCTCGACTGGGAAATGGTGCTCGAGCAGCAAGCGCGCGAGGCGGCCGAGCTGGAGAAATACGATCTTGCCGGACCCGAGAACGATCTTTCAATCGTGCCGCGTTCGGACCTCGAAGATCAGCGCCCGGCGCAGAACTAGGGATTTACCGACATGACCGATCTCGACCTGGCCTTGCGGCGTCCGGGGCAAATCCTCCTGCTCGAACGCACCCACGCCCTAGGGCTCCTCGACCGCATGCTCACCACTCAGCGCCCGGGCCGTGGGCTGTTCGGGAATGCGCTTTCCGCGCTGGGCCTCAAGCCGACGGCAGGCCACGATATCCCCGAACGGCCCAAGGTTCTGGGCTTGCCTTCGCTCCCATGGGCAGAGAATGCCGAGCAGGGCGAGGGCTATCTGATCGTCGACGGCATCGCGGTGATGGACGTCGCCGGTGTGATGACGCCCCACGGTTATTACGACTGGTGGGAGGATCGCTGGGTTGGCGGCTATGCCCAGATCGGCGCCAGCCATGATGCAGCCGAGGAAGATGACCGGGTGCGGGCAATCTTCGCGCGCGTCAATTCCCCGGGAGGGCTGGTCGATGGATGCTTCGATCTTTGCGATGACATGGCAGCGCGTTCCAAGCCGTTTCACGTCCATGCTCGCATGGCTTGTTCGGCCGCCTATGCATTGGCCTCGACCGCCGACCGGATCGACGCGCCGCGCGAGGGTGACGTCGGGTCGATCGGCGTTTTGATCACCCACTACGATATTTCCGACATGCTCGCCGAATGGGGCGTCAAGGTCGAGGCGATCCAGTCCGGCCCTCGTAAGACCGATGCCGCTGAGTGGAAGCCACTTTCCGACGACGCCCGTGCCCATCTCAAGGCCGTCGTCGATCAGATCGCCAAGCGCTTCGTGGCGACCGTCGAGGCCGGTCGGCCCATGACGGCGGAACAGATCCGGGCCACCGAAGCGCGCTGGTATCTCGCTGAACACGACGATCCCGAGATGAGCGGCATGGCCCTCGGCCTTGTCGATGGCATCGCAACCGAACGCGCGGCCTTCGCCGCGCTGCACCAATCCCTCGAGACATCGGGGGGACCTGCGGCCAGGGCCGCATCCACGACAGAGAAGGAAGCTGAAATGTCTCTAGAAGAGCAGATCGCGGCCCTGCGTGCGAAAGCCGCACGGGGGGACGCTGCCGCCAAGCGCAAGCTCAAATCGCTCGGCGTCAGCCTCAAGGCGACGACGAACGACGACGATCCCGATGCGGAAACCGAAGAGGATGATCCGGAATCGGAAACCGAGGAAGACGATCCCGAGGCCGAGACGGACAAGGAAGAGGAAGGCGAGGGGACCGATGACGATCCCGAGGCCGAGACCGAGGATGAGGAGGCAGAGGACGATGATGAAGAGCCTGCCGCCAAGGCCACCGGATCGAAAGCCGGTTTCGCACTCATGGGCTGCAAGGAAGCCAAGGGGCGCGAAAAGCTCGCTGCAAACCTCGCCCGCAAGGTCGGCGCCAAGAAGCTGAACTACGGCGAAGCGAAGCAGATGTTGGCGGCCGCGCCGAAGGGATCGCGCCTCGGACAGGCCATGGCAGGCCGCGACCGCAATCCCGGAGCATCGCACGGTTCCGGAAAGGCTTCGGCCAAGGGTCTGGCCTCCGCTGTCGATCGCTACAACGCCAAGCGCAAATAGCGCGATTGCCCTTTCGGGTCTATCCGCCCGCCCCACGCTGATCGCGTCGGGCGGGTTTTCATCTCCGCAAACGCAAGTCGAGGACTTTGAGCCATGCTTGGCAAATCCTTTTCGGTCGCGGCGCCCAAGCTCCAGACCGCTTTCCTGAAATTCGAGGTCGATCCTCAATATACCCGTGCCTCTCTCGTGCTTCTGGCGGGCACCGTTGCCGCCCGTTCCATCGAGATCGGCACGCCGCTGGGTCTTGCCGCCGATGGTGGGCCGACCCTCGTCACTGGTGCCGACAATGTCGGAGACGGCGAACTGACCCTGGCGGGCACCCCGCTCGGCGCCGGCGTCGTTCCCGGAATCTATCGCGCCGTTCTTGTCGAGGCGGTCGAGGGTGGTGGTGAGTTCGAAGTGTTCGATCCGGCCGGTTATTCGATCGGCACGGTCGAAACGGGCACGGCGTTTACCGATGCCGTCAATTTCACCATCGCTGCGGGCGACACCGATTTCGAACTTGGCGATCTCTTCGAAATCCATGTGCCGATGGGCACCAAGGCCAAAGAGTGGGACCCGGAGGCCACCGATGGGAGTCAGGTCTTCCATGGTTTCGCCATTGCCCGGGCCTCGGCGCCCGTAGGCCGCGACAGCCAGGTTCTGGCTCTCGAAGATGGACCGGCCATCGTCCTCGCTGACGAGATCGTCTGGCCCGAAGGGGTTACCGCTGCCCAGCGTCTCGACCTGATCGCTGCCGCCAAGGCCAAGGGCATCAAGGCCCGTCGCGGCTGATCGCTTCCAAACGCTTCGGCTCTTGCCGCAGCGGTCGCCGGGGCGGTCCGTCGCGATCCCCCATCACATTGCTTTTGATGAAAAGGACCGGAGATCATGGATCCCGAAGATTTCATTTTTCCCTATACCGCGACGGACCTCACCGAGCAGGTCAATCGCATTCCCAATTCCTACGGCCTGCTGCGGGCCATGGGCATTTTCGACACCGAAGGGGTGATTTCAACCCTTGTCGAAATCCGCCTTGAGGATGGCATCCTGCGCGTTTTGCCCGCCAAGGAACGTGGCGCGCCCGGCACCCCGGCAGGCCGTGAAAAAGGCAAAACGATCTTCCTTGAAGTTCCCCATTTCCCGCACACCGACCTGATCACACCGCAGGATATCCAGAACCTGATGATCATCGTCGGCCGGGCCAAGCGTCCCGGAACCCTCGAGGACGAGATCGTCAAGCGGTTGGGCACTCTGCGTCGCAATCACGATATCACGCTCGAGTATCTTCGCATGTGCGCCCTCAAGGGCGAGCTGCGCGATGGTGACGGCGTGCTGCTCTACGACCTCTTCGAGGTTTTCGACCGCCAGAAGAAGACGGTGTATTTCGACCTGGGCAATCCCAATGCCGATATCATCGGAAAATGCGACGAAGTGTTCGCCCATGTCGCCGATAACCTCAAGGGCGAGACGATGCAGGGCGTCGAGGTTCTCGTTTCCCGCGAGTTCATGAACCAGTTCATCCAGCATCCCAAGGTTGAGAAGTACTGGCTGGGCCTGCAGGAAGGCATTCAGGCAATCGCAAAGGCAGAGCGTGAGCGGCTTGGCGGCCAGTGGGGCCGGGTGTTCGACTTCCACTCCCTGTTCTTCCGCGAGTATTACGGCACCGCCTCGGTGCGCAATGCCAATGGCGAGGAAATCAACGAGCGCTTCATCGCCCCCGGCCGTGGCCATGCCTATCCCACGGGAACCATGGACACCTTCAAGACCTGGTTCGCTCCTGCCAACGACATCCGGTTCGTCAATACGGTCGGCGAGGAAATCTACATCTCGCCCGAAGTGCTCAAGCACGGCGAGGGGATCGAACTGAAATCGGAATCCAACCCGCTCGCCGTTCCCAAGCGCCCCGAAGTTCTGGTCGAAATCTCGGCTGCTGCCGGAGCGTAATCATCTGGCCAAGGGCTAAATCACCGGGGCGCCGAATGGCGCCCCTTCAGTTTTTCGCCAATCCGAACGGGATAGAAAAATGGAAGACCTCAAGAAAGTCGGGGGAATCGGCCCCGCCCATGAAGCATCGCTGCACAATCTCAACATCAAAACGATCGCCGAGCTGGCGGCCATTACCGAGCCGGGAAAATTCGTCGATGCCGCCGTTTTCAAGGCCGACGATCTGGCCGGTTGGATCGAGCAGGCGAAACAGCTTGTCGAAGCGGACAAGTCCAATGCCGGCGCCCAGACGGAGGCTCCGCCGCAGGCAGCGCCCCAGTCAGGGGACAAGCCGAGAAGGTCGCGAAAATCCAAGAAGGACGAGGTCGCAGGCCCCCGGAAATCGGTTGTGCTGCTAGTCGACGACAAGACGCATGGCAAGCGCGGCGAGATTGCGACCATGGCGACCGACACTGCCGACGAGCTGCGCCGTGATGGGAAAGCCCGCCGCGCCACGATCGATGACTTCCGGCGCGCCGGAAAGATCAAGGCCTAGGCCATGCGCAAGGATCTCGTCCTCGACAGTTTTGAAACGATCCGTGAAGAGCTGTTCGAGGACGTGATCTATACGCCGGTTGGCGGGAGCGCGGTTGGCGTTCGCCGGGCGATCGCCGGCGTCGAACCCAGATCGGAACGGTTCGAAGTCTTCGGCGAGAAAGTGCGGACCGGATCGCATGTGGCACGGGCAGCGATTTCCGCCTTTCCCAATCTCAAGCCCGGCGATCTGATCGACGACGGCGCGCGCTGGCGCGTCATCGATTTCGAGCCGATAGGCGATGGCCGCTGCGAAGTGATGCTCTCGCTTTCGAAAGTCGCATGACATGCGCCTTATCGCGGCAAATTTTGGCAATCTCGAAGAGGTCGTTGCCGCAGAACAGGCGGAGGCGGCCGGCGCCATAACGTTCGGGACCTCGGCGGCCACCAAGGCCCTGCAACTGCGCTTGCGGCAATTGGTGTTGCAGCATCTGGGCTCACCTCGCGTCGCCAATGCATGGCGCAGCGCGGTCTATCCGACGCCGCCGGCAAAATCGATGGGTCCGACCGGCGTCGTCTGGTCGAACGCCCCGCATATTATCGATGCCTTTTCGCAGGCTCGCCTGGTGCGCAGCGCCAATGGCTTCTTTCTCGCCATTCCCAGCCCCGACGCGCCGCGCGAATACATGGGCAAGCGGGTGACGCCGTCGAACTGGAATGAGGATCGATACGGGCCCCTGCGGTTCGTCTATCGGCGCACCGGGCCATCGCTGCTCGTTGTCGATGGAGTACGGCGGAGCGCCAGCGGCAAGGTATCGCGGCGGCTTTCGGGCGGCGGCATGACCAAAACGGGCAAGTATCGCAAGGGGTGGAGCACGGTGGTGATGTTCTTTCTCGTGCCGTTCGTCCGGCTCAAACAGTTTTGGGACCTCGACCGCGAGTACGATCGCGCGGGCAACGACATGGTCCACCTGATCATCGAGGCCTGGCAATGACCACGCGGCGCGAAACCATCCTGTCCATGCTTCAATTGGGGCTGGAGGCCTCGGGCCGCAAAATCGAGCGCAATGCTCCGCTCAACGATCTGGGCGGCAGGTTCCTTTCGCTTCGGGACGGCGGCTGCGAGACGATCGAGGAGTTCATCAATCCACCGATCTATGAGTTCGTTCAAAGACCGGCGCTGGTCATTCTGGTGGCAAGTTCGGACCCCGAGCTTGCCGAAGGCCCAGAAGATGCCGAGGCGCGTGCCGCGCGTGATCGCGCTTTGGACCAAGAGATCGAGGCCGTCACTGGGGCCTTTGAGGCCATGGCGAACTGGCCGGGCTATGTCACCGCGTGGCGCATGCTTCCCGCCGATTTCGACACCCATGAAATCCTGGGCGCTGCGCGGATGAAGGGGTGCGAAATTCCCTTTGAAATCGAATTCTGGAGCAATCGGCCCAACGGCTGATCGTCACATTTTCCATAATCCGGCAAATTTGCCGGTTTTCTTCCGAAAGGACCGGATCATGACCAAACCCCGCGCGGTCGGCGCAGATGCCGTCCAGCTCATCGCCGTCGAGCCGAACTATGGCGTTGCGCCCGACGGTGCCGCAGGTGGCGTATATGCACGCCTGCCCATGCGTTCCTATGGCCTCTCGCCGGAAACCACGCTTGAAGAGGACCCGACTTGGAACCGGGGAACGCCCGATGCCGGCGATCCGGTCGAGGGGCCGATCACGGTCACCGACAACATGATCATGCCGGCCTGCTCGCGCGCGACCGGTGCAGTGCTGGCCCTGATCCTGGGGGAGCCGGACACCGAGGACAATGAAGACGGCACCTATACGCATGTCTATACGTCTGGCGAGGCGCTGCCGAGCTTTGCGATCCAGACCGGGCACCCCGAACTGACGGTGGCGAAATGGCGTACGGTATTGGGGGTCAAGGCCGGTGGCGTCAATTTCGACATGAGCCGCACCGGGCGCGCCCTGCTCGAAATTCCGCTTATCGGGCAGAAAGAGGTCAAGGACGTGACCGGCGCGCGCGATGCAAACCCGGTGATGTTCGAATATTTGCCGTTCGACAACATGACGGGCGCCATCACCGTGGAGGGCGATCCTCTCGCCAATGTGACGGCTGGCCGGTTCACGTATTCCAATGCGCTCGAAACCATCGAGACGATCCGGGAGGACGGCGTGATCGACGGTATCGATGAGGGGCAGCGGGCCGCCTCGGGCAGTCTGGACGCCCGATTTGGCGCCGATGCTACGCTCGAAGACCTTGCGGACAACAAGACGCCCTGCGTGCTCGAATTCAGCTTTACGTTGCGGCAATATCCCACCTGGTCCCTGAAATTCAGCCTGCCACGCGTCTTTCTCTCCAATCCCAAGCGGCCGATCACCGGACCCGGAGGGATTTCGCAGAGCTGGCAGTGGCGTGCCGCCCATGATGCTACCTTGGGCCATCTCATGTCGGTGACGCTCACCAATGACGTGGAGAGCTACTGATGCGGGTTGCGACAAAAGCGAGAGGAGAAGCTACGCCCGTCGTTCTTTACGATGGTGGCGTCGTCATGAGCTTGCCTGTCAACTCGGCTGTGGTTTATGCCGCCCGAGCCCGCGCCGAAGCGCTTGTGGTCGCCCTCGCCGAGAGTGGAGGGGCCGTCACGAAAGCTGGCGGTAAGATCAGTGGAGTGCCCGATCTCAGCGATCCCGTGGAGCGACAGGGCGTATGGGATGCGATGTTCGCGCTATCCCTGGCTGAAATGCAGATCGTGGATTGGCAGGGCATCAGAGACGAAAACGGGAACGCGCTTCCCTTTTCGGCCGCGAGTATCGTCCACGTGATGGCCGATGCGCATGCTGCCGATCTCTATATCGGCCAGGTCATGGCACCTCACCGGGTAAGAGAATCGGAAAAAAACGTCTAACGGCCCTCGCTCATTGGCATTTTGGTGAGGGCCGTGGGGAAACCTATTGCAGTGGCTGTAAGTCGGCGGGGGAATCCTGTGCCACAACGCGGCCAGGACAATGCATGTATGCCCAGCATGCCCCGCGTACCGACGAGGGGCGAATGGCCTGGGGTCTTTTCAAGGACAATAGCTGGCGCGCGAAGATTGCGGGCTTTGGAGCGGTAACGGGAGTTGATCTCGCCCTGGCCACCAATCGGCTTGTAGGTGCTGGCATCGACCGCGAGACGGCCGAAGACCTCCTATCCGGCTGCGAAATGGGCTTCGTGGCCGCGGTTAACGAGAAAGACGACGATGGCAAACCGTAACAAGGAAGTCGGCATTCGCCTTTCCGTCAAGGATAAGGAGGTTGCTGTCCGGGCCTTGCAGCAATTTGGCAAAGAGGGGCAAGGCGCGCTCGATGCGATCCAGCGCGCCGGTCGCCCAGCATCGGATAGCCTGCAGATGGTCAACTCGGCGGCGCGCGGCGCCCAGGATGCCTTGTCCGGGGTCGCCAACCAGGCAGGGCCTCTGGGTCGGTTGTTATCGCGGGGTGGCTTGCTGGGGCTCGGGCTCGCAGGGCTGGTGGGCGGCCTCACGCTTATCAGCAATAGGGTGGTCGCGATCTCCCGAGAGCTGCGGGAGATCGAGGAAGAGGCACGCCGATCGGGACTTGGTGTGGAAGCGTTTCAGGAATGGACCTATGCCGCCCAACAGCTCAACGTATCGCGCGAGGCAATCACTGATGGTTTTCGTGAACTCAATATACGGGCGAGCGAATTTGCTGCGACCGGAGGCGGGTCAGCGGCTGAAGCATTCCGACAGATCGGTTTCAGTCAGGAGCGGGTGCAGGAAGGGCTGCGCAATACCGAGCAACTGATGTCCGATCTCATCGACAGGATCGGTGAATTCGGGCGTGCAGACCAGATTAGGCTTGCCGATGAGATATTCGGGGGGCAGGGCGGTGAGCAATTCATGGCCCTGATCGCATCGGGGTCAGCAGCAATCGCAGGTTTGCGCGCCGACGCCCAGGCCCTTGGCGTCGTGCTGCGGGAAGATCTTTTTGAGAGCGCGCGTGAGGTGGAGACCCGGTTTGCATCCGTGGCCCGCGTCATCGATACCCAGCTCAAGGTCGCGTTCATGGAACTGTCCCCGATCGTGCTGGAAACTGGAAACTTTATCGTCTGGGTTGCGG